GATAATTGTGCTGGGATGTCGTCACGTACTTCCTTAGCAAGTGAACCTGAAGGTATTTCATTACCTGATATTGGATCACGGTTCATGCCGTCATCAGCAATGCCACCTTCTTCAAACATTTTCATTTGGTTGTCCATTATATTTACTGAGCCTCCTTCGGCAAATCTAAATCTATTTTTTGTACGGGTAAGAAAATTTACAGGTTTTTCTTTGATAGGTTGCCTAAGGCTTGAAGTTTGATTAGGTTTTAATTTACTTAATGAACTATCAAAAACCATACTACCAAGGGTAACAATTGAATTATTGTCAGTACCAATTGTAGCTGGAACATCATCATACATACTGCCTTTACTTGCAAATTTTATAGCATCAAGTCTTTGAGTTTTTGTAAAACCATCAAGACGTATTACATTTGCACCAACTATGTCTAAAGGGCCTTGATTTAAATCTAAAGTTGTATCAACACTATCAAGAATTATTTGAGGTTGTATGGGGTTTAATTCTAAAGGGTCTACTGTAACTTTTCGAAAACTACGAAAAACAAACTCTTCTCCAGCTTGATCTTTAAAAACATCTCCAGGTTTAATTGTAGAAACTTTTTCTGTATCTTTAGTTCTATTTAAAAATTTTCTTATATTAAGATCAAGAACTTCTTCGTAGTCTTGAAATTTTTTACCTTCGTAAGTCCACCCACCAGTTTTACCAAAAGCATTAATGTCATATTCAGTATCTACCTTAAGTATTATGTCTGTAACATTAGGTCTTGTGACAAGTTCTTCGGTCATCCTAGCATAAGTAGGATTCCTTTCAAAATTATTTTGAGCGGTACTGGCACTATACGGCCAACTAAAACGTTTTTTTGCAATAGGAGAATCTCGTATTGTATTTATTTTTTGAACTATAGGAGAAAGGAATTCTCTTTCGCTTTGGTCCATGTCTTTTCTAGCTTCGGTAAGTCTTGCATCTATTTCTCCATTCTCATTAAAATAAAATTCTTTAGAAGCGTTATTTTCTTCCCTTAAAAAGGAATAAAGTTCATCGTTAATTTTTTTAAACTTTTTTATTGCGTCTTGTTTTATTTTAACAGGCAGGTTTAAATTTTGATTTTTTAAAGCTGCTTCAAACTCTACGGTAAAGTTTGTATTAGTACTAAATTTAAGCTCTGGCATTTGTATATTATAATCTATTAAAGAGTCATAAACTTCTTGTCTCTTTTTTAATAGTTTATTTGTATTGAAAGTAGAAGCTGATGAAACATTAGTCCCAGGCCCCATACCTTCTCTCTGTTGAATTGCATGTTGAATTTCGTGAAGTAATACAGATCTAATTTCTTCAGGGTCTAAGACCGCACTAGATATTTTATGTACTCCAGTATCAGGGTTATAAGAACCAAGAGTACCAGTTTCTAATTTAGCATTTAAAATTACTATTTTATTTTTTAGCTCAGGATAATTTTTAAAAAGTTTATCATGTTTTAAAAGATCTCCTAATTTCCATACTGAAGATCCTGGACCATGAAATTCACCTTGAAATTCTTCATCATAAGCAAGAGGCTTTGGGCCGTTTTGATCAAATTCTAAACTATCTGGATTAGACCAATTATTACTATAAGTTTCATCTGAGTTAATAAGAAACTCATCATCATCACCTGTTCTCATCATTGCTTCAGGTAAAGATGCCTGACTGTCATCAATTTCAAACCGCCACTTTCCATCTGCATCATCAAGCCACCAACCAGTTTCTTTCCAAGTATCTTGTGGCTCTGCACCTTTATTAGACATTTTTTCTGCTTGTGAAAATGGACCCTTTGTTATAGGGGCATTAGCATTAGCTCCGCCAAACATAGCCTTTGTTGTAGGCATAAGGTTTTCTGTTTGTTGACCTGCTGATGTAGACCTACCCCCTGCAGTTGCCATAGCCGGAACAAGATTTGGCTGTGGTCTTACTGTATCTACTATTTTTAATACGGCTTCTTTATTTGGAACTAATTTAAGTAATGCAAGTCTTGCTGCACCAGTTAAACCAGCTAGATTTGCGCCATCCATTAAAAATGCTTCAGGGTTATTAGCTACATTTTCTTTCCAGTTTTCACCGTAACGTTCTTTTACTGAGGCTATATAATCATCCCAAGGTTTTTCAATTTCATCAACCATGTTTTCATTTGCAGAATTAAAAACGTGATCGTTTTGACCCGTCTTTCTTAACAGTCGTGATTTTATAGCTGCAATAAAAGGTACATCATTAGGATTCCAAATAATATTTCCGACTGTCTTTGCAGCATCAGCTATAAGTGTAGGGTCTTCATAAACTTGTTTACCTATTTCTACAGTACCTTTAACAGTATCTGTAACTAAAGACGGTAAAGTTTTAGTTACTTGCATAATTGTTTCAGGGATTGTTGGGTCTTCAATAGGCTCTGGTCGATTACTAAATAAATCAAATTGAGTTTCTTGTCTTTTTTCTAAACTGTTAGGTCCAGTTAAACCATACACTGGATTGTCAGTAAGAAAGTCTTGCATTCTTCTTAAAAGAGATTGTCCTTCTTCAGCCATTGACGTATTCCCTAAGTTGTTTTAACTTACGTAAAGCAAATGCTTGACCTTGTAATCTATACATGTCTTCTAACTTAGAGGCTTGCTCCATAGCCCTATGTACTTCTAAGATTCTTTTATCAATCTCTACTGTAAAAGATTCCCACAAAGGTTTGTCATTCACTAAAGGCTTTAGGTTGTTCATGGAGCAGCACTTTTACCAGTATTAGCTGAGAAGCCAGGTTCTCCTGGTGTAGGTACGGAACCAGTTCCTATAGTACCACCCCCACTACCTTGGGTATCAGTTGCCTGTGCCCCCGCTGGGACGCCCTCTGGTGGTAGTGGTTTTCCGTCTGGTCCTACTTGAGGTGGGGTTGGGTTTACCTCTTTCCATTTCTTTAACAACTCAGCTTGTACTGTAGCATCACCCAAAGAGTTTACCAACTTGTCAGGATCAAGATCCATAGACTTAGCAATCTCACGAATAATATAATCCATCTTAGCAAAGGGAGCTAGTACTGGATTCTGTACAACACCAAGGAATTGCATTAGACGTTGGCTTCGTACTTCGTTAGCCATCAAGCTTTCTGTACCACGAGCCTTAACATCAAGGTCACCTTTGATCTCATCGTCATAGTCAAACTGCATATTAAAGTTAAAGAAAGCTTTAGCTAGTGGACCTAATAGATAGTCATCAACATTCTTTACTACGTTACGGATACTTCCGTTAGCTGCAGACATAAGCATAGAGATACCAGAGGCAGTACGTCCAACACCAGATACACCTGTCTGCCCGTGAGCAAACGAAGGAAAGCCAGTTGACTCATCAGCTAGTACTCGTGCCTTATCAAACATCTGCATGTTCTCATTAGATACGTTGGGAAACTTAGTGCCAAAGATAGCTTGACCAGGTGCACCCCCTTGACGACGAAAGACTTTTCCTGGATACACAGATAGGTCTTGTCCAGGTACTAGATTAGTCTCATCTACTTCTATAAGCATATTACCAGATAGTGCAGCATTGTCAACGGCCATACGCATAAAGCCATTCATTAATGTTTGCGTATCATCCATGTTCTCTGCAATACCAACACCAAATAAACTATAAGGACTTACTTCGTATGGTACTGAGTAGTAGGGAATAATTGCAGGAGTAAATGGATTCATAACTAAACGTAACACTTGGTTGTTACAAACCCAAATATTTACATTTACTTGATCCATATCTTTTAGTTCTGATGGAATATCAATACTGTAACCTTCAAGAACTTCAACATCAACATTACCCCAGAACTCTAGGACTTCGTAACGTTCTGCTTTAGATTCATTAGTATCATCTTCCATAGCCTGTTCCCACCACTCTTTAGTGTAGGACTCACCCATGTTTACAGCAATATCAATAGAGTTATTACGGAAGAATGGCCGGCGTTTAAGTGCCCGTACTTGAGTACGAGACATCTTATGACGTTCTACAACGTACTCTGCCTCATCCATATTAGCTGCATCAGGGTCAGGGTAGAAGTTCCAAATAGAAACAGAAGAAGTTTGAGGTACAGTTTTAATATTAGGTTTGTACTCACCCTCTTCATTCCAATTAGGATACTCTTTGTCTACAGCAAATGGACCTTTCATTACGCCTGTACCAAACAAAGCACATTCAAAAGCAGCTACACGTAATTGTTTATTAGCATTAGACTCTTCAAGTTGATCATGGATTTTCTTTTCCATTTTCTTTGCTGAAACCATTGCTGGATGAAACGTAATCTCTGTAGCAGTACGTCCTGGTCCTTCTTTAAGTTTATCAGCTACGGGTCCAAGTCTAGACTTAAGACCTGCTAAACGTTCACTTAGATCAAGAGTAGTTTCTCCAGGTTGGAGTTTCATTTCTTCAGGACTAAACTCATCCTTAGCTTTACTTGTTTCTTCATTAGATTCAAAGTTTACTGTCTCTACTACACCTTCAGGTAAAGTTGTAGGATCAACAGTAATTGGAAATTTATTGTTACCAAAAAGAACCTCAACAATTTGTCCATAAGCAGCTAGTACTTTAGTCTTAGTAACCTTAACAAATATACGAGATTTTTCTGTAGAAGTAAATTGAACATCAGGCCCATACAAACCACGATAGTTTCTGTAAGCTTGAATCCAACGTTGCTCTTCTACCTCACGGGAGTAAGAAGCTTTATTGTAACGTTCATGTACTAAAGATACAACAGTACCTGAAGGTACGTCACTCATATCACCTTCTTTAGAATCTTCTAATGAAGAGGATTCGATTGAATCCATCATCATGCTTTCTTGGTAAATTTCGTCTTCTTCCATATTCTTTCCTTAATATCCGAAAGTTGGATCACTTGCTTGAAAGCCTGAGTGTTGAGTAGGGTCGTAATCAAAAAGACTACTGCGTGGTCGAGTCATAATTCCATATCGTAATGCATCATATAAGTGGTCTTCAGCATGTGTATCTACATCTTCTGGATTTTTTTTATCCAAAGGTAGAGCAGGTAGTTGAGAAATAATATTAGAACAAGTATTAAAAAATACTAACCTAGGTTTTTCAGTCCATTCATCTATTTGTAATCTTCTGTGTAATTCGTTCTTACCTGATACACGAGAACCTCTAGACCTATCTGCGGGTCTCCAGTGACAACCACGTATAATCATTTGTTCTGCTAGAGAAGGGCCTGTATCACCTCGCTTGTGCCACAAACTACTATCAAGTACACCATAACGTATTTTCTCTTCTGATTCAACATCTAATATCATATCAGCTAAATCAGTAGCAATAACTTTAGATACATACATCTCCCTATAAACAATTAATTGTTCATCAGGAGCTACTGCAATCCACACAACCCCTGTATAAGAACCATAACCATAGTCACATGCACGAAACTTAGCCCAGTTATTAGGTATATCAAAAGGTTCTATTACATGTATCTGTCTATTAAACTCTGAGAAGGCTGCACCTTCATTAATATCCCAGTCACCTTCTAGTAACTGCCTACGTTGATGCTCAGGTAACGACAGAAGGTTAGCTTCATACATTCCATCATCAGCTAAGTAGGGGTTATCAAACAAGGTAGCAGGTATAAACCTACGTTTAAAGAGTGGTTCACCTTGTTTAGTGTGACCTTTAGGCCAAGTAATAGTTTCTCCTGTTTCCCTGTCAGTAGCCCAGAAAGCAGTGTCAGGTACGTCAGGATCAATAAAAGTCTTCTTAACCCACTGGTGGCCTGGGCCTCCTGGGTTACTTGTTGCCCTCATGTGGAGGGGTAACCCTGAATCTTTAGTAGTACGTAGCCTTGAGCGCATGTAATCCCAAGGATAAGGCGTAGGCCACTGCGTCATCTCGTCAAAGCCTATCCAATTAAAGGCCTGACCCTGATACCGCATCACATCATCGTCTCTATCTAGGTAAGACATCCACAAAGTAGCACCTGAGGGTGCAACCCAAGTCTTATCCCGTTCCATAAACTTGATCCCAGGTATTGCCTTGGGATAAAGGAGCTTGGAAACAGATATAAGCTCTCTTAACTCTTCTGTACTCCTACGTACCAACAACATGGTAGCATGTGGGTTATTTAACCAACGTACTGGGTCTGCAATCATGGCGTATGACTTGCCACCTCCAGCAGATCCACCATATAGTACCTCTTGTTCAGTCGAAGCTAAGAAATCTGTCTGTGGACCTGGGTTAGGCTCAAAGATAATCTCTCTAATTGCTTCTTCTACTTCAAACTCAGGCGGCTTGACCTGTGCTGGTACTGTTTTCTTTTCTAACTCTTGCACCGATACGTTGGTTTTCAAGCTTTTCGGCTTTCTCTGCGGCTTCTTTATACTTTTCTGCATAGAAGCGTTGGATTGAAGCTTCTTTTTTACGTTTTTGCTCA